AGCACGTTCTTCAAATGGGCCGGGAACATCTCCTTGTCGACCTTCATCCCCAGCAGCTCGGTCAAGGCCTTGTTGTAGTTGTTGACGCTGAGGTTCTCCATGGTCTTCATCTCCTTGTAGAACTCGGTGTCCTTGATGTGCTTGTACTCCACCCTGTCCCCCCTGTTCTTCTTCCTGTACTGGTCGAAGTCCTTGCACCTCAAGTTCTCCAAGTTCTCCATGTCGTCGATGATCGCCTTGTTCATCTGCTTCAGGTACTTCAACTTGTGGACCGCGGTGTCGTTGTCCTCCAGGTCCTCGTCCTCGGACATCACCCTGAACTTCTCGTAGTTGTCCATCAACGACACGTGCAAGTGGACCTCATGCAAGAACTTCATCTCGTCGGACTCCTTGATCTTGTTCCTCAGGTCCAGGTTGTGGAAGTCGGACGGGATCTGGATGTCCTCCAGGTTGTTTATCTTCCAGACGATCGCCTCGCAGACCACCTCCTTCTTCAAGTGGTCCTGCAAGCCGGACGCGAGCTCCGAGTACTTCTTGATCTTGTTCTCCCTGACGTTCCCGGACGAGCCGGTGGTCACGGCGAAGTCGATTATGATGATCTTCCCCTCCAACTCCAAGATGTAGTCGGGGGTCTTGTAGTAGTCCGGCCCCATGTAGTTGAACCGGGTCTCCACGTTCACGTCCAGCTCCTCCAACGGGTTCCTCCCCATCATCCTGAGCATCAAGCCGCCGAAGATGTCGTGCCTTGACCTTATCCAGTACTCGAACTTCGAGAACGTCAGCTCGTCGGACATCTTCTCCGTCAACTGCGTCCTGTAGTCGGACTTCAGGGTGGCCCTGTCCTTGGTCACGTAGTTCCTGGAGCCCACGAAGACCATCTCGTAGTGCTTCATCAGCAACAACTGGAAGTCGTCGTTCATCTCCAAGATGTCGTCGTTCGACCTCATGTTGATCAGGTCCTTGCCCATCATGTTCAACGTGCCGTGGTTGTTGATCATGTACTCCACCATCATGTCCTCGGTCGTCAGCATCTTGAACCTGATGATCGAGTTCATGTTGCTCGAGTCGGACAACAAGAACCCCCTGATGTACCACTCCGGCTTGGTGTCGAACATCATCGTCGTGTTGTCGTGGCAGCTCTTCAACCTGGCCCACTTCTTCAAGTCGTTGGACTCGTTCACGATCTTCATCTTGTAGTTCGCCAAGTTGAACGGGAACGTCACGTCCCCCTTCAAGGTGTACTCCGCCTCGTAGTCCTTGGTCAAGTTGTTCATGAAGATGTCCACGTCCATCTTCAACGTGTTGAACCTCACCAGGTACTTCTTGGGTATGTACGTCCTCGACGGGGTCACGATGACCCTGTTGGAGTCGATCTTGTCGCCCACGTTGAACCTCAAGAACTCCACCTCCCACGTGTTCTTCTTGAACAGCCTCTTCACCCTCTCGGCCACCCGGTTGGAGCTGAACAAGCTGACGAACTCCTCCCTCTTCATCTTGTCGAAGAAGTTCTTGTTCTAGTTCTTGAAGTTCTTGTTAATTCGTAATCAACGTTACACAAAGTCTGATTACAAAATAAGCTCAAGTCCAACAAGATGAACAAGCTCATCTTGAACCGCATCTCCATGATCGACAACTTGATCTTCTACCCGAACAGGTCCATGTCGTCGGCCAGGTTCTCCCTGTCCGTGGAGAACCTCAACTGGACGATCTTGGTCTGGCTCGTCATCTTGGATTTGAAGGACTCGGGGAACTTCTTCAACTTGTTGGAGGGCTCCACCAAGGTGAACGGCATGAAGTTCTTGATTATGACGTTGTAGATCATGATGGACATGTTGTCGGATATGTTAAAGTCGAACATATCCCTTATCTGGAACAACAACAAGTTGTGGAACGCCATGGTCCTGCTCTCCCTCCTGGAGCTCTTGTACAATTTCATCATCTCCTCCTTGTCCACTATGACCTCCGTCTTGACCGCGGTGGTCAACAGCTGGTCCAGCATCTTCATGATGGACCACCGCTGCAACTCCCCCGACTCGATCTCGTCCTCGTGGTTGTTGGACACCATGGCCATCTCCAACGCGTCCTTCAAGGACCTCAGCGACGACTCCCCTTCCAACATCTGGTCCGTTATGTTCGGGTTGCTCGTGGTCAGGTTGTCCTCGTCGATCTCGTCCTTGCCCTTGTCCAAGTTGGTCAACCCCTTCAGCGCCCCTCCCAAGACGATGGAGGACAAGGTGTCCTTCAAGCTGACCAAGCCGAATGACTCGTTCATCGCCTGTATCGTGTACCTGGTCTCGTCGGAGTTGGACTCCCCCTCGTTCATCTCCAGCTCGGACATCAACCTGTTGTTGCGGATCAACTGGTCCAGCCTCATGATGTCTGGCTCCTCCTCCATGAAGTCCTTGACCGACATCTCCTCGTCCCCGTCCTCGTCCATCTTCAACATGATGGTCTTGAAGTGGTTCCCCTCCACGGTATAGCCGTCGACGAGGAGCGGGAAGTCCTGCGTCATGTCGGAGAACTTCCAGAAGGACCTGGAGTTCATCACGTGCACCGTGTACGTCATCACCCACTTCGTCGAGAAGTACCTCACGTTGGTCCTGAAGCTCAAGTTCCTCCTGTCGTAGTATATGTCGTAGTTCTCTTCCTTGTTCCCCAAGGCCTTGAACATGAACGTGAACCCGTCTCTCTCCTTCTCGGCCCTGTACCTCGCGAACATCGACATCAAGTACTTGCAGGACTCGTTCTCCTTTATCATGTAGTTCGCGTAGGCCAACACCTCGACGACCTTCTGGGGGGTCTCCTTGGTCGTCATGATCATGTTCAAGTTGGTCCAGGAGTGCATCAAGCAGTCCTTCTCCTTCCACGTCTTGTAGTCGAACCTGTTGCTCGTGATGTTCTCGGAGGACGTGAACTCCTCGATCCCGTGCTTCTCCTTGTCCTGGGCGTTGAAGAAATTCATCTTCATGGCCCGGATGACAGGGTTGTCCTTCTGCGATATGTAGGACGCCTCGTCGTACTCCACCATGTGGGAGTTCTTGTGCCCCAAGCTTATGTCCGTCAAGAAGGCCAACGAGTAGTTGCTCAAGTTCCAGTCGTTGCTGGACCACTGGTACACGTGGGAGGGGGAGCCCTTCGTCCGGTAGACGTTCAATAAGTTCTCCTCCATGTTCCCCGCGTCCAAGAAGTCCGCGAGCATCACTATCTTCACGAACTTCATGGACTTGTAGTTCAGCTTGATGAAGTCCATGAACGCCCTGCACTTGTAGTCGGCCCCCTTCATCAGCTTGGACACGAACTTGAAGGGGTTGTTGTACAACAAGGACCGGTCCACCGTGGAGTAGCCCGCCAAGGTCAACAAGTCGGAGAGCATCATCGTGGCCGAGTTGGACGAGTTGCTGGACATGTCGAACAAGTGGTTGATCATCTCCTCGGGCTTCGTGTTGGACCCCACGTTGGACGTGTAGAACCTCACGGCCTTCATGGTGGGGTGCAGGAACTTAGTGCTCTTGGTCATCTTGTTCAAGCTGTGCTTGATTAAGGAGTAGTTGTCGACTACCTTCTTCAAGCCGTCGTACAGCTTCTTGGCGCTCTCCCCCATGGAGTTGACCGACATGATCTTCTTGGTGAAGGTCAACACGTCGACGGCGTAGGTCTCGAAGTTCTCCCTGAGCGCCTTGATCTCCATCATCAACCTCTCGTTCTTCATGATGTCGTTCCCCTTGGACTTCATCTCGTCCTCCTTGATCCTGATCAAGTCGATGATCTCCCCCTCCTCCTTGCACATGGGGTACATCCTGGCCTTCCCCCTCGGCATCGACAACGCCCTGATGAGGGAGTGGACCACCATGGTCTCCTGGAACTCGTACTTCCTGTTCATGCCGACGAAGTACGTGCTGGAGAAGTCGAAGTTCTTCTTCGGGTCGGTGTTGTACAAGTTTATGTTCAACGCCATCTTGTCGGCCTTCTTCATCACCTCGTCAGGCTCCGAGACCAAGATCTCGTTGTAGAACTTCTCCTTCATCTCCTTCAGCTGCTTGTCCAACCTGCTCGGCAACTCCAACCAGAACTTCCCCTTCGAGTCCTCCGCGAACGGCACGGTCTTCTTGGTCTTGGACCCGTTCGGCGTGAGGTTGGCCTTGTACATGTTTTCGTAGAACAAGCTGATCTCCGTCGAGTTGTTCATCTTGTACATGTGGATCTCGGGGCCGTAGATCAACGTCTCCACGGGCATCTCGGTCGGGAAGAACCCCAGGTGGAACGGCAAGTCCTTCTCGAGGCAGTTCAACTCGTTCATGAGCCCCTCTATGACCTTCTTGTCGTACCTGTAGTAGGTCTTCATCTGCTCCCTCGCCATCTCCATCATCCAGTGTATCGTGGTGATGTACACCCCGTGCTCCATGCACCTCCTGATGTTCGACAACATGAAGTTGATGGCCTCCTCGGGGGACGTCAGGTCGGGTATCGAGTTCGCAGTGTACACGTCCTTGATGGAGGCCCACGTCATCCTCTTGCCTATCGAGAACAGGGAGTTGAACTCGGTTATCGCGAAGTTCAAGCCGGACTTCTTCCAGTTGAAGTGTATGTTGCACAGCCTGGACAACGTGTCCTGCAGGTAGATGTAGCACTTCAACGCTTTGTCCGCCACGTCGGCCCCCTTCCTGAAGACCATCAACGTCATCCTGGTCTTGTCGTCGGACGACAACATCGTCACGTCCTTCAAGATCACCCCCAACCTCTCCTTCAACACGGACTTCGTGATCTCCATGATCTGGTCGTCCATCACCGAGTGGTACATGCTGCTCAAGTAGTGGAACATCCCCTGGCCCATCCCGGACATTATCTCCACGGAGAAGTTGTGCGTGGTGGCCTGCTCCCTGAAGCTCTTCACGCCCTCCATGAACTCGTCGTCTTTCATGTCCTTGTTCATCCACTTGTTCTTCAATATCTCTGGGACCAACATGGTCTTGGACGAGAAGGAGGCGACCACGGTCATCAGCATCGTCTTCAAGCTCTCCTCTATGTCCCACTCGTTGATGAAGTACAGGAAGTGCTCCATCACGAACCCTGGCGCCCACCTCGAGGCGTCGGAGTTCAGGGAGAAGTACAGCGACGTCTCGTCCTTGTGGTTGAGCAGCCTCAACGTCTCCCTGAACTCGGCCATCTTGTCGGACTGCAACTCGGCCTTCACCCTGTCCTTGGTCAACATCTCCTTCTCGTGTAAGCTGCAGAACTTCTTCGATATGGTCTCGAGGAACTTGACCAAGACCCTGAGCATCACGGCCTGGATCAAGATCTCCCTGGGCCCCCCTATCTGGGACTTCGGGAACATGGCGAAGATGGCGTCCACCTTGTCCATGTTGTTGCACATCTCCAACAGCATGTGGGACGACATCTTCTTGATCACGTCGTACAAGGAGAAGAACGTCTTCGTCTTCTTTATCTCCTTGGACAACTCCATGCAGTCCGACTCGTAAGGCCCCCCGATCAACGAGGAGGTCATCATCATGGCCGACTCGACCGTCGACCTCAACGCCACCATCACCGACTCCTCCATCTTTATCTTGTTGACCCCCGTGTCGAAGAACTTCCTGGTGGCGGACGTCACGAACGCCCTGTCGAACATGTGGGACTCGTC